CGGAAATGTTAAGCATGTCCTCCGTACACAAGTAGGAGATAAGCCCAATCGTGCTATCTTCTCTTCACCACTTGTTCTTCGTTTGCTTGGTGGAGCTATCTCTCAACCTTTCTACGCGAACTGGGATCACCCCGGATCGTTGTTAGGAAGTTCTTTTGCCCACGGTGACACTGTAAAGATTTTGGGGCGTATGTTGCGCGTTCCCCCAAAGATTGAGGAAGTTCTAAAGAAGGTTAAAGTGGATTTCAGCGAAAAAGGCGTTCTGCCTGATACCAGTCCGTACCTGCGTAAGATTTATCTTATCAAAGGAAAATGTTGCGCCCCAGACAAATCTGAATTTGATATGGGGATGCGCGAAGAACCTATGGAGAGTTTTGCTAAGTATACCGAAGGGGTGTTACCTGTTGGTACTACCTACGAAAACTCGAAAATCGCCGATCCGGAAAAGCGGAAACTTGATGCCGAAAAGCGACAAAAAGCTTGGAAGCGTATTAATGCCTTTGTCCATAGAAAAGATGGGCCTAGCAAACGCATTATAACAAACCATCGAGTCCTTATTCACCTTCCTTGGGCTAATCCCTCGGGATCTATGTGGACAACAACACGTAATACCGATATTAACCTCAAAGGTGAAGAAGCTTGCGCACGTGCGGCTTGGGCTAAAGTTCGTAAGAACCGTGAGTTTGAAGAGTTTCTAAAAACCTCTGGTTACGGTGATGATACTTTCAATCTTTTTGAAGATGTAAGTCATCCTATAGAGGATTTGTGGAAAGCCATGATGATCTGCATGCCTGATATTGGCTGGGATTATAAAGCTGGTACCACTGATCTCACCGATTGTATCTCTGATCTCGAGATTCTTGGCCGCTATTTGCACGCTGTAGTTCAAAATGACAGAGTAGTTGGTTTTGTTGGTGTTCGCCCTCGACACAAGATGTTTCATTCGCTTGTGTATCCTAAGGAACCCTTCCAAAAAGACATAAACCCGTCCTCAATCCGGATGGCTCGCCTAATTATGCTAAGTGATGAGGCTTGCTTTTATCCGCAAGAGTATAAGGTTGTACTACAAATGTTTTCAGCTTGTGAACGCGAGTTCAAGACTACCCCATCTTGGGCAGAGAAGTACTATGACCCTACCTTCAACGTCTCCTATAAGGATGTTGTTCGCCCTCGCTCCTGGTTAGAGTCGGTTAAGCTTCACTGTGGCGAAAGCCTTAATGTGAAAATTTCCGATGAAAACAGCGGTGAGAAGGAAACGGAGGAAGATATTGATGTAGATCTATCTGACTTCGAACCTATCGCGTCCTCTTCTCTAGAGAAGAAGGAGAAAAAGAAGGTTAGTCTCGATGTTAAAGAGAAAAAGAAGAAGAAGAAGAAGGCCACTTCTGACGATGAAGATCTTGATGTTGACGTATAAGATTCTTTGACTAAGTAGTAATTATGGCTTAGTTCAAAAAAAA